CACGTCATCAGGTAACGATACCCCTGTTTCATCTTGACGTAGCGTCTCTCGCCCTCGCCATCCCGATCCACAAGAACAGTCTCCAGTTTTCCGTCTACCTTTGCAACCGCCGTGCGCTTAGCAAGCTGTGGCTTCTCGAAGCGGATATGATTCCGCAGTTCCTCCCGATATTCCGAGGAGAAATAGCCAAACAAGATTGGGTCAAGGACGTAGTCACGGTCCCATCTCAGCTCACTGCCATCACAATTCGTGATGTCGCCCTCACTAGCACGCGGCACATCCGGCTTGTACTGATCTGGTACGTCCGCTCCCTGCGCGATGTCCCTGATCCTCGCCGAAAGCCACTCCGGCTCTCGCCCGCAACCGATCCACTTAAACTTGTCCTTGCAGTACTTCATTATACTGTGGACGTAGCAACCAAAAGGTGCCTTCTGTTCAGTCGGAAAATCGGTGATCATGCGTGGCTTCATGCCGAACTCAGCCTTCATGAATCCCTCAAGATCCTTCAGGAAACACATCAGCGAGTGGTCTGTCTTGTCCATGCCCAGTTGCTGAGCTGGTCTCGTCCAGAACTGATCGTACAGCTCATCCAGTGTCAATGGGATGCCGGTTCCACGCACACCCTCCAGTACCATATCCACGAACTCCCGTGCGTACGCCTGGTATGCGTGTGGGACGGCGTGCTTTGACAACGCCATCTGCGATGCCTTGATCCGGATGCGGTGTGCTGCAGCCTCATTCTCCGCCACTCTTGCGGGGGCTTGCATCTGGATCAGCGCGGGACACGGGCAGAAAGCCCGTCCGATCGTCGCCTCTTCAATCTCCTTGACTGGGTACTGCGAGTCTTCTGCGTGGGCCGACACATAGTGTGTCAGGTGTGGTCCGCAACGCATGATAACCTCCGACACCTCCATCTGAGGCGTACCCTCAGGCCTCCACCCGAGGCTCAACAGCGAAAACACCGCCGGAGCCCAAGCAGTGCACTCATCAGAGGGAATCTTCGAGGCGCGCATGTATCTTTCAACATCGCCAACCAGCGCTGACTTGGCAGCTGCGAACTTGACGCGCCATCCGTAGTAGAACAAGGGTTCAACCTCGAACGAGCGCCAGAGTCCTGGTAGGCTAATCGACAACATGGCCTTGCCCTTGTCTTGGTACTGATTGACAACGGCATCCCCAACAACCAGCTCCTTTCTCTTCACCCCAACGATGTCGCGACCCAACCAAGTCGGGAACGCAGTAATCGCGGTCGGAAAGCACCCGACGATCCATCTCCCGGACCGACATTGCCTGGCCTCAACCAGGAACATGATGGCATTTCCCCACCAGTCGACCACAGTGAAGTGATCAATCCCCCAGTCCCAG